CCTTCTTTAAAAGTAGATAGGTTGATTGGTCCATCCACTTTTTGTATGATAGTGGTCTACTAATAAATTCAATCCCGTTGCCTAGGTTTGTAACACTTCTGTCGTATTCTGCAACGAATAGGCCACCTGTTGCCTCAATGAACTCTTTTGTGATTTGTTCAATTGGTGCTGAATCTCTGAATAAACATTCAAACTCCATACCATAATAGAGATATGGATTCTCATGTTGCATTCTTAACTTTGTTTCTTTAAAGTGATTGTGTTCGTGGTGATGGTAAGACATTGCTCTTGTATCGTAAAGCCAAAGATTTGTCTCTTCTTCTTCCATTTCTTTGGCTCTTGCTCTTAAGCATCTTGGACAATTGCCTAGTCCTAATGGCATACGACAATCAAGACAAGATTCTTTATCTTCTTGGTGAAGATGTTCTTGAAGCCTTCCACCGAATTGATTCTCGTTTCTGTTACTATTTACTCTTGGAACATATGCCTCTTCATAATCATTCCATTCCATGTTGTTGTTGTCGATACATCCTTCACACCAATATTGTTCTCTGCCATCAATAAGAACTTTGTGAATGTTATCGTCATAGCAATATTCTTCGCATCGTGGACAGTAATCGTAGTGTTCATCTCTACAATCGTTACATACTGTTCTATCCCCTTCTACGGTGCATCCATCTCCTGCGAATTCGTTTTGACAATCTTCACAATAGAAGTGACAATCTGAACAATACCATTCACCATCTTCATCTTCCCACCATCCATTATCTCTGGCATTGTCTGCCCATTCATCGCCTTCAAATTCTACGATGTAGTTACAATTGTGACATTGCAATCTCATGTTTACCTCTCTAAAATTAATCTTCTAAAATAATGAAAAAGGGGATAACCTCTTGGCTATCCCCTGTAATTGATATTAATTATTCAACAATATCAATCTTTTCGTGTTCTGAGACTGCTTTTGCCCAAGCCTCATCACCGTGCTCGTGTTGTTTAGCGATACGGCGATATACGGTTGGGTTTACGGTTTCAAAGTAATACTTGTGTGCATTCTCAATATAGAATACTTCCTTGTAGAGTTGGTAGTAATCTTTACCTTCTTCAATAGAGAATTGCTTACGAATGCTCCATTTTTCAGTAACTTTGAGAAGGTCCCAATTAGTCACATCGGTTACATCTTCATCAAAGTCACCCTTTTTAGCACGATTGAGTGCTACTTCAAATGCTTTTGAATTGCGAACTGATTTTTCAATCTTGTTCTCGTTAAGTTGTTGAAAAGTTGCGTCAGTTTTAACTTCTGCCATAATAAATTTACCTCCTAATGGTATGATTAGTTATTTAAGTTAATAGTTAAATTAATTGATAGGTTGATTCCATTTTTATCTTTGGTGATAGTGACTGGGGCTACTACTTCAGCCTCTTCCTTCGTATCTGTTTTAGATACTACTGGAATATGCACTACTTTGTTGCTATGGGCAACAACTGGTTTAGCAACCGCCTTATCCTCGGCACTTGCATTGAGTTTTGTTACAACAGCACCTTCAGTATCAAGGTGTGCTTTAACTCCTTTTTGTTTGTATTCGTTGAGTTTAGCCATGGTCATCTCTACCATCTTGGTATCCTCTTCTGACCTGTTGGCTTGAATCTCTTGGATATTGATAATATCCTTGTGAAGATAGTTAATATGATAACTACCTCTACGACGAGAACCTCTACGATAGAGAAGATTCTCTGAGACCATCTTTGGAATGGTCTGTCTAATGGTTGATAGAGTAAATCCTGAACCTTCAGCCATGGCTCTTGCCATATGTGGTGCTGAAGTGGACCTACATGCGTCCGGATGCTGTTGCATCCATTCAATGATTACTCGCTTACAGGATTTCTGTTGGCGAGTTGGCTTGGATAAGTCAATCCTTGCTTGCATTGAATTTTCCTTTCTTTAGTGGACTTCTTCTATACGTTTGCTTACCTCCACTATATTGTAAGCAAATTCCAATGCTAAAATAGGCTCTGTGAGGCTCTGAGAAGCCCTGTAAGGCCTCTCTACCATCAAAGATGATAATGTATACCTTTTTAGCATTGAGTTTGCTTAAAATGGCTTAGAATGCGAAATAGACAATATTAATCAGTGTATTTAGCGTTGATAGAGTCTTCTTCTTCCTTCATCAATCGTTTATATTGTTTTTCTGCCTTCTCCAAATTGTTTCTAATTAATTCTGCAACTTCTACAGAATCTTCATCTGTTTCCATTGCTAGAATTTTAATAAGCATTGCAATCGATGCGGTGATACGAACTGGCTTTCCTTTTACAGCCGAAATATTGTGGTTGTTATCACCAGATACTGCATACACACAGACATCATTCATACCAATTTCATGTAAGTCAGCCAAGAAATTGTCTAGAATGTCTTCTGCGTCTTTCTTTTTTGTTGCCATTTTCCTCCTTTTGATTGATTATTATTGATTGTGTCAAACAGTAGTTTGACTGGACTTCTTGTTTATACCTCACTTATAAACAAGTAAAAGACTACAAAGACGAAAAACAATGAGTGAGAACGATTATGAATACCTGAAAGGACCTTGCTGGATGTATGCAAGGGATAATTCACAATTGCTTTGTAGTCTTATATCTGTTTATAAGCGTCAAACTTCTATTTGACTGCCGTCAATCTCTTATTGACTAAGCACCTACCTCTCTGTTGCCTCTAGAAGTCCAAAGTGAGACAACAGAGAGTGTTAATATTTCCCAACGCCCGAAGGGCGGGATTGAATTGGGATTAGATTACTTCTTCAAGTAGATACCATACTTGGTTGTCTTGGAAGTATTTATCAATTCTGTAATCAATGTAACCGTTTACTACTGTTGAAATTACATAGAGTAATGCTAAACCAAGCATAATAAGTAAGATTACATTGATTGTCTTGTCTAATTTGTTAGATTGTTTGGTTTGATGAGTTTGCTTCATTATCTTCCTTTCTATGATAGTGAATTAATATTAAGGTTTGGCGTGCGTAGTGGGTATTGTTACTCTTCCCCCTACCGGAAAAAAAAGAGAAAGGGGCTTACGCCCCTCGCTCTTAGAGTGGAATATTAGCCAAATCCTCTGCGGTAAGTTTTGCAGGTTGATTTGCTGTTTGCTGATTAAGCATCACAGGGTTAATCATACCCGGAAGAACCGATTGGGCTACACTGGCTTCATCAAATTTGTAATTGATATTTGGTCTTGTGAAACCTTGTCTAGTGTATTGACTAATAGTAACTTGTTTGCCGATTAATTCAAAGAAGATTTGATAAACTTTTTGGCGAACAAGTTTGATGTCAATCGGTTCATTGAACGCTGTTACACCAGCAGACTTTTGTGCACCTGTTGCTCTGTTAAGCATCTGTTGTGCAAATACTTGGTCTGTTGTTGTAGGATTTTTCTTTTTGCCGTAGTAATCTACGATTTCAACAGGCTGACCATTAACTATGCCTTTCATATGGACTGCTAACGAACCATTCTGTGATGGATTATTTTGTGAGTTTACAATGTCAACACCAGTGATGGTTGCTGTTCCATTGTAGTTACCCTCGTAGCGGTCTTGAAAGACTACGCCTGTTGAAATTGGGTTTGGTGTGATTAGAACTGCATCTGAGTTCATGTTATTCCTTTCCGGTAGGGTTCTTAATTATTATCTTTGTTATCTATATCCCTATCCGTTACCACTACACAACGACCGAAGGTCGGGGGGATTAGATTGGGGTTTATCTTCATATTGTAGAAATGAGTAAGAGAATAGTAATCAAGAAATAGTAGGAATGACCATATGTAGGAATGATACATCTGTTAATTACCTACAAATCCTGAAAGGATTGAATATCTTGATTACTATTCAATGATAGTGACCACCTCTCCACCCCTGTTACATAAGGGGTGTCGTGCCTTCTGTCGACAGGGAATTCCTATTATTTCTTTAAAAAAGAAAAGGGAAGCCGAAGCTTCCCAATCCTCATTTGATGTACTAAAAAACCGAACAAAGTGGCTAAAATGCAGCCAAAATGCCGGGTTTTGTAACTTTTTGTTCGGTTTTAGCAGAACAAACTGTAGCCAAACCATACCATCATCCATGCTATTGTGATGAATACGACGATGCCACCTATCCAGGTGATTGCTTCAGCGATAGCCTGACGGCGATGGCGTCTGCGAATTGCTTTGTTGAAGTTGTAATGTTTCATATTAATCCTTTCTTCCCCCCCCCTACTTTTGCACAAGCCCCCGAAGGGGCTATGCAGTTACCAATCTTGATAAATGATGATGATGTCTTCATCACCATGGAGACGTTCCCACATCTCGTCAGCCATTTCTCCGTACTCATCTTCAAAGTCTTTCTTGTAAGCCTCGTACGCTGTCTTAGTACTGAATATCATTTGATTATCCTTTCTTTATTAAATGATATTGCCTTCCCACAAGCGCCGAAGGCGCTCTGTTTACTCTCCAAGGATTCATACCCCAGAGCCCCCCGTTACTCTAGTTTCCCTACCGACTTAAGCGAATTTATGAGCGCAAAGGAGAGGGTTTATATACTACCACTCGCATACTTTCTTAACCGTCTCTCGCAGAGTTTCTTGACACGATGGGTCCCATCTGCTACAATAGGGACTAAGGAAATAGCTCAACTACCGTTGGGCAGGAAGGAATTAAGAAATGAAAAAAGGCTTTAATTTAAATTATCAAAAGAACTGGATTAACTCTGGCCATCGTATGCATAGGTCAACCCCACCATATGTAGCTTCTTTTATGGAGAAGCTTTTTCTAGGCATTGTTATCGCTGCTGTTGTTTTGTACTTATGTAAATAATTTTTGCTATTGCCAATTGTTATGGTATTATGATGGTAACAAATAATAAAGGAGAAATTAATGTTACCAGTATATGACCCGAAAAGCTTTGCAAGCATCGACTTGCGCAAGTATCATATCCGTGACATCAATGATGTTATTAAATTTCATGAGTTTGTTGCCTCCCGTATGGAAGAGGCTCAATTTATTTTGAAGAAGTTCAACACCCAGTTAGCTACCTTCAAAGCAGTATCATCACAACTCAAAGCAAAACAAACACAACAACAGGCTGCTTATGGTGCAGGTATACAAGCACAGCAAGAGCCTACTAAGCCAGCAGAGATTCAGACTGTTGATAAAAGCGTAGAAGAGGCTCACAACGCTCTCCTAGACGATATTAGAGCTGCAGCCGCAGAAGAGACCTTAGCAGAGGAGATTGACTCTGATGAGCCTCTAGAAGCCATTCTAGGCAAGTATAAGATGGTCTATGGTAAAAAGGGTCCTATGTTCTATCGTGAGAACGAAGACGGCCGTAGAGTCCTCGTCAGTAAGAAGGATGTACCAGAAGACATCAAACAACAACTATTAGCATCAGTCGGTAAGGAAGAATAACATGACTAAGGCGAGAGCGGCTAACCGTATCGAGCCAGTCTATGAACACTGGGAACCACTCTCAGACGATGAGTTCTCTAAGTGTATGACCGACTTCGAGGAGTTCTGTAAGCAGAGTATCCTCCTCGATAAGAACGGTTCGCCAGTAACATTTGTACTTAATAATGCTCAAAGGATTGTAGCTAAGGAAATCCTCAAGGCTTTAGACCCTATTATGAAAAAAGTACCTTGCCCTTCAATTAAGGTGCTTATCCACAAGTCTCGTCAGATGGGTATTACAACGCTTTTCCTGAAGCTAGAACAGTACTTTATGACGAAGACTAAGAACCTTAACGCTCTTCATGTGATGCCTACGGAAGAGGAATGTGACGAGTTGAAAGACCGTAAGTTAATTCCTTTGCTCCAGGGTACTCATCCTGACCTGATGGCTAACATGACCTCTACTGCTAACTATGTTGACTTCAATGAATTCGAGGGCAATATCCTAGATAACCGTCTCAGGTATATGCCTTCAGGTACTAGAGGCTCTGGTCACGGTCGTACTATTCACCTGTTGATTGAAGATGAGTACGCTAAGTACGTAGACCCCTTCACGCTTGAGTCTGGTATTCTCCCTGCTATGTCAGGTAATACCGCTCGCATTGTTCTCTTTACGGCTAAAGGTATGAACCATGCGTATGACCTCTCTAAAGAGGCTCAGAGAGACGATAACAGCTGGGTATACATCTTCTTACCTTGGTACATCATGGATGAGTACGAGGCAGAGCCATATGGCAAATATAAGACTATGGAAGGACTTAGTGATTATGATTACTTCTTGTTTAGCGAGTTTAAGAAGGCTGGTATCCCGGCTGACAAATGGCTTAGGAAAGCAGCGTGGTACGACACAGTCTGGAGGGAAGACGCCAAAAGAGACTGGAAGTATATGTTTGAGAACTACCCAACTGTCGCTGAAGAGTCATTTAGAGCATCTGGGTCACCAATCTTTGATGCTATTAAGATTAACGAATGGCGAGAAAGAGATTTCAAGCGTCTGGATGTATTCACCTCGAATGGACTCACAGACTTTAGGTACGTTGATGATGGAAGCATTAAGGAATATGAAGCACCAGTACGAGGACACACTTACATCATGGGAGTGGACCCTGCTGATGGAGAAATCAAAGGAGATGACTCAGCACTCGTTGTTTGGGACGTCTCAGATTCTAAGGTTAAGGCAGTGTGTGCCTGGAACGGGACTATCTCACAAAATGATTTCGCTGAGCTTATCACAGACGTTGGGAACCGATACAACGAAGCCCTAGTGGTACCAGAACGCAATACAGGTCAGCTTATGATTAAATGGCTTACAGAAGTCTGTCAGTACACTAATATCTTCACTGATGCTGCTAAAATCTCTGGGTATAATAACGTAGGTGTTTATACTACTCCTGGTGTTAAGAACGAGATGATTGCTCGTCTTAAGTTCCTTATCGCTAACGGGTACTATGAAGACTTTGACCCTACATTCTGCGAGCAAGCTAACTATTTCACATATGAAAAAACTCCTAGTGGTCAGTACAGAGCCGCTGCCACTGCAGGGCACCACGATGATTCTGTGATGTGTCGCTGTATCGCTACTATGGCTCTTGATATGGAAAGGTTTGCTGGGTATAACCAACAAATTGTAAAAGAAGGAAGGAAATATTAATATGAAGGAAGAAGATTATGACAAGATTGCTACCGTTTTGCCTCTTGGTGATGTCATTGATAGGTATTTATCTGAGCTTAACAACGCTCTTGACGATGCTACTACACAAGCGGAAAATGGGTCCGCTGTGGGCATGGCTGTTTCTGTTGGCAAGTGTAAGCGTATTACTGATGACCTCATCGCTGCTTGGGCTTCTGTAAAAAATAAATAGTATGTTACAATTGCTTTGAGGGAGTGAGACTCTGAGTCATTGACCTCCCTCAGAAATCTATCTTAATTCCTGCAGAAAACCCTTCGGGGTTTTTTGTTTGACTTGTTTTATTTTTACATTCTATTTTGAAGTTAAGATGCTAATAGCATCTCTAGCAACTAAACAATTCAAAGGAGAAATCTATGCCACAAGAAGGCAAACCAGAAGTTGCTCCTGTTGATTCTACCGCTACACCCGGCAGTGCAGCGCAATCAGCACCGGAACAACAACCTGCAAACCCATCGGTCGAAGTGAGTGACTCTGTAAAGTCATATCTCAAAGGTCTTGGCTTGGAAGGTGCGAATGTAACACCTGAACTCGTCAAGGTAGCCGAAGCAGGTATGAAACAAAAAGAGTCAGTAAGCAGAATGTCTCTTGAAAAAGAACAGTTACTTGCCCGTTTAGAATCACAGGGTAAGGATACATCTGAACCAATTCAGGAACCACAACAACCTGCTCCACAGACCACCGCTCCTCAGCCACAGGAGACGGAAGCAAAGATTGGTGTCAGCGACAATGACTTATTCGATTTAGCAAGAATGGTCACTACTGACTTCAAAGAGCTTAGTGAAAGTGCTCAAGATGGTTCTCTCTTCCGAGAGTTACGTCAACTTGGATACTTTACATCTAAGGGTATCGACAAAAAGGCTGTCTATGACTACCTTGCTGGTAAGAACGCAGCTGCTCAAGAACTTCGTGAATTACGCGAGTTTAAGCAGAAGTATAGTCAACCTGACCCTAAGAACGCTCCAATGTACAATGCTCAGCCTGGTATGAACATGTCTGGTGCTATGAACCATGATATGGCGCATGCAATCGTTCTTTCTGGAAATACCCAGAACCAACGTTACCAAGAAGCTGTAGCATTCCTCCGCAAGGAACAATTGGACGCTAAATAATCTCCCTATGGATTAGTTGTAAGATTGCAATTTCACAACTAATAAATTAATAGGAGAAATCAAATGGCATTAAAGAACTTCGGTGCTTATACGCCTGACTTCGAACCTTCAAACATTACCACTGGTAAATTAGGTTACGAAGCTACTGCATTTGACCTCGCTTATACAGGTACTCCAAATGCACAAACGACTCCTGACGGTGTCGTTGGCCCAAACGCCATCTATGAATTGATGCGCCAAGTTTGGACCCCAGAGATTCTCGAACACAAGTTCCAACAGAATCTCCTCATCTCCGCTTTCAACGCTCCAGTTGATGACGGATGGATGAACAACCTCAGCAAATCACATTCTGCACGTATTACCTTCAAGAAATGGATGAACCCACTTGAAAGAGTTCGTGTCGCTGAACTTACCTACATTGATGGTAAAGAATGTCCAAAGCAGTTAGACCTTAACTGTGAAATCCCAGGCCCAGGCCCACTCGATGAATACGAAACTGTCGATGTCGACTTTAAGTTCGAGTATTCAATCCGTGCTGACCTCTGTGTTAAGAACGTTCGTTTCTATCCTGGCCAAGTTGAAGAAAACTATGCTGAAAGCCTT